TGCGTAGCTGTCTACACGGCTTGTAGAAGGTGGCGAAACTATGGTGTAGTAGTTGTTTACGTTTTGACCGCCAGTGCCTCTTGCAATAGATTCAACGTCCGCGCTAGTCAGGTTCTTTGTCAACCCGCCAAGGTCACTGACCGAACCGCTCTCGATGTCTTTCCTTAGAGCCTCAAATGCGCCAAGCTTTCCTGTAACACCTTCTCTAAATACGCTAGATAGTTGGCCGCCTAGAGCAGCGTTGGCACCAGCAATAAGTTTGTCAAGTTCTTCAAGCGCAGGATTGACTCTTGGCATATCTGGCACGGGTATTTTGGCAATCTCATCTGCGGCTGCTTGTGTTGCCTCAGCAACGCGTGAAGAAGTGACTTTACCTATCTCAGTGCTTAGTGTTGCCTGAAAAGCAGTGTTGAAAGCTTCTGCCATTGCGTAAGCGGCGGCTTCTAGCCTTTCCTGCTCGGACATAATGCCTTCAAGCAAACCGTCAACAAGATCAATGCCAGTGCCGTAGAGAGTAACTGCAACTTCTTCGCCTAGCTCAGCGCCTAGCGTGTTGACCTCAGCAAACAGCGCACTGATCTCAGTAATGGTAGCGTCGCCGCCGTCTACAAGCGCCTGGGCAGTCTGTCCGCCAGCCTCTACACCTGCGCGTACTAGCTGGTCAAATAGCTGAGGATCAAGCCCCATGTCACGGAGAGTTCTAAGGTTTTCTGCAAAGTCCTTAGACTTTACGCTCATTGCCTTAAAGCCGTCCAGCAAGCCGGCAGTTTTGTTTGTTACATTACCTATCGTTTGTTCGTACTCTTTTGTTACGATAACGTTGAACTCTCGTAGTCCTTCGCCAAGCTTTATTACGCCTCTAGACACCTCTGTGATGGTGCGAGTTTCCGTCTCATCCTTGAGGCTGTTGAAGATCGCTGTAAGGCTCATAGCGCCAGCAAGGGCGTCTCTGTACTCGCCTATAAGTGCTTCTGACAAAGAATAACGGTTTGCCATGTCGTCGCGTTGGCGTTGTACCGCCTGCAAGACCTTTAGCTCCTGCTGAGCGAACTTTTGTAGCTCGCGGTAGCCGTTCTCAAACAGATCGCCGTTACGGAACGCAGCTTGTAGTGCTTGCTCAATAGAAGCCAAGTGCGATACGGCAGCGGTTTCAAAGCGCCCAAGGTCTACGGCAATAGTAGGCAGTACATCAAATGTTAGTAAGAGGTCAGAGAAGCTTAGCTTTAGCGCATCGGCTTGCTCATTGATGCCCTTGATTGTTTCTTTAAGTTCGTCTTTTATTGACTGAATTGCCTCTTTATAGGCATCCCAGGCAGCAGAAGTTGCGGCTAGTTCGGCAGCGCCAGCGACAGTTCTGTTGAACGAGTCTTGCAGGTCGTCAAGAACAATAACGCCTTGCTTTATTTTTATCCAGACTTTTAGCCAATCCTCTTGACCGAGGATCATGCCAATTAGTCCATTAGAAGCGCCTAGTTCTTCAAGTTGCAGTCTTGCACTTTGCTGCATGATCTGATCTTGCATCTCATCAAAGAAGTCTTTTACGTAGTCTTTTGCCTGCTTTTTGGCTGGACTAGAGCCGCCCTTAGATGCAGTGCCGACTGCGTTTTTTAGAAGTATATCAATGGCCTCTAGCGCTGCTGCTCGCGACTGTGCTGCAAGAACCTGACCGAATCCTGTTACCTTAGATACTTCTATTGCGGCTATGCTTGCCAATCTAGCAATGTCGCCAAAGATCTTTTCCCAGTCGGGATCAGTAATAATCTTTTCAATCTGCGCCGCAGAGAACCCTATCTCTAGAAGCGCTTCGCTTGCGGTGCTTTGGCGTGCCGCAGTGTCTATGTCGTCAAATACCTTTGCAACTCCAGTTAGTGCGCCTTCTGCGTCCTCGCTATAAACGCCAGTAATTCTTAGTTCTTCACTAAAGTAGGAAACTGCGCGTGCAGCCCTTTCAGCGTTAGAACCAAGAGCTTCCATCTGTGCCACAATGCGCTCTGTTAGCGCCGAATCTTTGCGAGCCTCGGTTGATAATATTCCATCTGGGAAAAGAGCAGTATCTAGGGCGTTCTTTGAGCTTAGACGGTCAAGGAACCTATCAATACCCCCAAGCCAGTAAGCAACCTTATCTAGCCTTATAAAGGTAATTTCATCTAGCTTCCGGGCTAATGACTTCCCTGTCCCTTCACCCTTTGCGAGCGCTATGTCTAACTTGCGGGCAGAAACTGCGATGGCGTCAAGTACTACGTTGGCATCTTGCCCAGCACCACGTACTAGCCCAAGGATAGGATTTACCATTTTTACAAGCGCACTTGCTACGCCTCCGCCAAGAGCTATTATCTGCTCCATAGGTCCGATAAGCTCTAGCAGCACGCCAGCAAAGTTCTCTATACCTGGAACAATGCCTTCAATAGCTTTTCCTAATTCTTCGGAAATATCTACAAGTCCCTTGGTCCCTTCTTGAGCAACCTTAGCCAGCGCGTCATTGGCTTTCGCCAGAGGCTCCTGGAAGGCTGAACCGAACGCAACCTGTAGATTGCCCATGATTGCGTTTAGCTTCTGCTGTGAGGCGTACAGGGTGTCTGAGGCACGCTCAAAGGCACCGACTGAATCCCCAGCTCTTTCAAACAGGAGTGTTAGTCGCGCTGTTGCTTCAGCGTTTGCACGCTCAGCCCCAGTTAGGTTGCCTAGACCCTGAGCAGTGAGATAAGCGTTAATCTCATTCTGCTTCATCGCCACACCGAACTTCTCGATAGGGTCGTACTCACCTCGGAACAGTGCGGTGATAGCTAGTAGCGCATCTGAAAGTTCATATCCATAAGTAGTTGCAAGATCTTGAGAAAGTGTTACGAGTCTGGTAGTTTCATCTGCTGACTCGCTTACACTGAATCCGTACTGCTTTAGTACCGAACCAAGAAACACCGAAGCCTTGGCTGACTGCTGCTGAGAAATTCCGTAGTTCTCTACCTCTTTGGTAAAACGCATTATCCCAGGCGTGGCAGTTTCAAATGTCTGCTGCAATGCAAGCAGGTTACGCTCAAACTGCTGAGTGGCGTTGACCGAATCTATTGTGAACTGCCGTGCGCTTGCTACTCCCTGGAAGGCTGCAAATGCTCCCGCTGCCTTACCTAGCTGCCCAGCTAGAGAACCAAAGTTCTTGCTAAGTCCTTGAACTGCGCCTTGTGCTGATTTGACTCCTGCCGACTTGAAGATTGAAACAATCGGCATAATGATGGGTGCAAGTGCCATTAGCTCTCAAGCCTCCTATTTAAAGTATTTATAGTTGATCGCAGAAGTTTTGTAGTATTTGCCTTGAACTTAGGGCTGTGCTTCTCTAGTGCTGGGTAGGCGTAGCGAGAAGGCTCGCCAGCGCTGTTTTTACCTTTGTCAAGAGACTCTATCCAGTTCCTTACGTTACTGGCACTTATTCGGTGGGTTTGGTTGCTTTTTATGCCTTTGCCGTATCTGTTGATTGTGTATTCTCTTGACAACATCCCATTAGGCTTTGAGGACTTACCGCTCTTGCCCGCCATGTCTGCAATCACAAATGCTGGCGCTCTTACTCTTACGCGCACAATAGATACAGTGCCGTCTCTAGCTGCCCGTAGATCCGCAAGAGCCTTGCCTTGTTTTCTGTTCTTGTAGTTGACGTCAACCGCAGTTCTCATACCTTTTGATTTCATCCAAGATAGTCTGCCGTTTTGTGTGTACATCCTGTCGTAGGTGCGACCTGTGCGACCCTCTTTGTTCTTTGGTCCTCCGAGTGGACCGAATGTTCCAGCAGACTTGAAGCCGTACCTAACAGCTTGTGCAGCAGGGTTACCAAGCTTCTTTGCTTGCTTCTTGAACTCTCTAAGCATCTCTGGTCCAAGAGTCAGCAGTTGGCGCTCTAGTGCCTTTAGATCGTTTAGCTTTAGTACTGCCTTGTTGCCATTTGAGTCAAGCAATCCGGCTGCATTGAAGTCGCCGTTGTTCGCAGTGCTTGCAAAGCCCGTACGCGCACCACTGGCAAAAAGCTTGCCAAGTACACCTGTCAACGGAGCTACCAAGAGTAAACCACCTATCTATAGGTCAATTCTATCGTAAACAGAAAGACCCCCTCCAGAGAGGGGGCTTCCTTATTTCTTAGGAGTGTTCTTTGCAACCATCCAGCGGTACATTGTCCACAGCATCCGATCGTCTAGCTGCATAAGCTCTCTTGGCGAGATGCCTGTTTCAACTGCTATACCTGCGATATACCAGTGAGCAGAGCTTTCGCCAAGACCCTTTATTTTGGGTCTGACTCGCTTTCACCGACGCCTTCTACAGTGTCTAGCCATTCATCATAGCCAAGCTTTGTAGACTTTGTGCGCTGCTCTGAGTGCCACGCTAGGAACAGCAAGTGTCCTAGGCGCTGCTCAGAGGCAAGCTTTCCGACTGAAATGTTGAACTTGTCCTCAAAGGCAACTAGGTCAGCAGTGCTGGCCGTGATTAGCTTTTCGGTTTCATCTACGAATTTGATCAATAGGTTGAATCGCATTTTACTTTCCTTTGCTTATGATGTAGCGTAAGTGATGGCACCGGTGGTTGGAAACGATACGGAAAATGTTCCCAAATCGCCCACTGCCCCCGACACGGGTGTGAAGCTTGTAATCAACGCTGACACCGTGTAAAGAGGCGTGTCCGTGCCGGCTGCTGTTCCGTTGCCTGCTATTAGTGTAAAGACCACTACAGTTCCTACTGTATCTAGAAACAGCGTGGATACAGCGTCTACGCCGAAGTCCTGGTGAAAGTCGAGCGATAGGGTTCCAGACTTAAGCCCACCGATAACCTCAGTGAACCCGCCAGAACCAAAGTCCGTTGTCTCAACTTCCGCTGCGTTAATAACCAACTCTGCGCGGGCGCAAGCAGTTGAGATATCTTCACCACCCATTGTTACTGTGGTTGCGGTTACTACGAATTTTGCCATTTTATTTCTCCTTTTATGCCAAGACGGTGACTGTGAATTCAGCCGCCAGATAGTTCTGATCGTTGATGGTTATAGAACCCATTCCACTTGAGCGCTCGACCCGTAGATCGTACACCTCGCCAGAAAGCGTCTTATCTGATTCTATCGCAAGTTTCACAGACTGATTTCCTGTGGGCTGGCAATAGGAATCTAACTTCCGCTGCATCTCACGCTCGGCTGCTCGCCCAACGATCACTGTCACAACGAAACTGTATGTGGTTAGACCGCCCTGCATAGCGCCATCGTAATCAACACTCTCTAGGTTGATAACACCGATTGGCGGGGTAGGGTTGTCAGGAATCTCAGCCGCTGACCGAAGCCCAGGGATCGTCGCTAGGTTATTGGCTAAGCGCACTCTTATAGTGGTCAGATCTGCCATTAGGCCATCCGCATCTTGCGGTAAGGTCCTAGCAGCGCCTCAATGTCAGGGTCAACACGGCTAACCCTAATGATACCTATGTCACCGAACCCTGCGACTCCCAGAGGGCTGTCGTAGCGCTTGAACTGACGAATTGCTAAAAGATTGCAAGCCTGTTTTACATCTACTGGGATAGAGGTTCCGTAACCGAATACTCCTGTTATTTGAACTGTCGCTTCTTCACCTATTGTCGGGAACACGTAGTCGCCAATAGCTCTTACTCTAGTGAAGGGGCTGTAGGAGCTGCCGGTTAGCCCGTTGAGGGGTTCTAACTGAAAATCTGTTGACTGCCAGGTTATGTTGAAGTTTCCATCGGCAGCAGAAGATGTTTTGAAAGTTGTAAGTTCGGAGAGGTCGTCTATTGATACCACATAGCTACCATCTGGTGTAAAAACTCTTGTTGCAGTAGTCGGCAGGAATACGCGCTCGCAATGAGTTTCTATTTGGCGTGAGGCAGCCTCTACGCAGGTTTCTAGCAACGCATCGTCCACATCGTCAGTGATGCGAAGGATTGCCTTTACTTCTGCAAGAGTGGTGTAGCCGTCAGTAATTGCCATGTGTCTAGTTTACCTCCATGCGCCAAGCAAGACAAAGCCCCCATAGCAACCTATAACTATGAGGGCCTTGATCTAGTTCGTCAGATTAGCTTGCGCCGCCAACGAAGTGCTTGATTTCTGAGCTGTTGGTCAGGTCGCCGTCAACACGTAGCAAGAAGCGCCAAGTGGTTAGGTCGTTCTGGAACGCGAACTCGGTTGAGGATGCAACGTCTAGTCCACCTGCAAGGCGAACCTTGTAGCTGTCTATTGAACCTGCGATAACGGACTTTGCGTCAATAGCGGAGTCTGCCATGTGTGGGTTCTCAATGACATTGAAGCCAGCGAATGTATCCTGACCTCCGGGTCCTACCTGAGAGATGTTGTATAGGTAGTTTCCAGCGGTGTCCTTTAGCTTACGAGCCTCACCGATTGACTTGGTGTTCATCATCGTGGCAAAGCTTGGCTTGCGCCTCGTAGCCGCGTCAACCGAGTAGATAAGGTCAATGATGTTGTCGGCAGTGAAAGCACCTGCAACACCAGTAGCACCGGTGATGCCTTCTGCCGAAGCAGTGACAATACCATTTGGCTGTGAAGAACCAGTTCCAGTAGTTAGTGCTTCGTTGACTGCGTAACCCATTCCGTTACCAGCTTGCTGAGCCAAGTGTGCGCCCAAGTCGAATCCTGCGTCGGATACTAGTTCGTTTGCGGCCTGGATTATTCCGCCATATTTAAACGATTGTAGCGTGATGCTTGCGTAGGTAGGCTCAACATCGTCTAGCGAAGCTCCTGCGCCCTTTAGGGTCATTGCAGAGTAAGCAGATAGGGTTGGGATAGTTAGGTCCTCACCAGAAGTAGTCTGGATGATTTGTGGAACCTCTAGCATTGGTCCTACTGCGCGAGCAACGTCAAACACTTCGTCGTAGAACGACTTTGGTACTGTGTTTGCAGATGGCGCTAGAACTGCACGCCTTTCAAAGGTGTGTCCACGCTGCTCACCTAGCGCAAGTGAGCGGAAGATGTCAGACGAAGAACGTTCCTCAGATACCGAAGGGATAAATCCTTTGGCAGCTACGGATGCTTCTAGGGCGCGTGACTCGCTGCGTGTTGCAGCAGTGATAGTCTCGTCAGCTTTTGAGATGTCAACTTCGATTGCGTTGATCTTTGATAGTTCAGCAGCGTCAAGTCCGCGAGCCTCTGATTCTGCGAAGTCAATGACTTCACGAACCTGGGTAATGAGGTTGTTGCGGAGTTCCTGCTGAGATTTGATAAACTCAGACATTTTAGTCTCCTTAGTAATAATTGACAGATACCAGTCGCGTTGACGCTGACCGAATACGGCAGAGCTAACTCACGTCCGATAGTTCAATTTTAGTAGAAGTTTCCACAGGGTAAAGGAAACCCCCAGAGGAAGGGGTGTAACTCTGGGGGGACCCGCCTGAATACCTTGTAAGACTACCTGGTTTCTTCAGCCTTTGTTATGCGGGTTTCTTTTGCTGGCCTGTCGAATTTGGCTGTCTGAACGACTTCGCCTTCACCTTTTACGGCGTCTAGGTCAACTTTTGTGGTATCAAGTGCAACTATTGCATCAGCCCACTTGCCTGCAAGGTTGAACACACTACCAGACTCAGGATTTCCAGCAACCTCTAGGATTGCCTTCTTGATTTCATCTTTGGTTGCCATGTTAGTTCCTATCCATTAGCTGTAGCTTCTTTTTCTTTAGCTCAAGCATTGCTAAGTCGTGAGCGACTTTTTGCTCTGCTTCTAAGTCTACTTCAGGTTCGACTACTGCTTCAGTTTTGGCTTCTGGTGCAAGAGTGGTTATGACTCTGTTTAGCATCTCTTGCTCGTCACCAGTGATGTTCAGTCCATCTTCAAGCTTGCCTAACGCATCTGCTAACGCCTCAACGTTTACATCTGCACGCTCAGCAGCCTTCTGAAACTTGCGTACTGACACCGTGCCTGCTGTTGCAATATAAGCAGGCCACGCTACTACTGAAACTTCGTGAAGCCTGACTGAACGCAAGGTGCGCTCTGATCCATCGTTAGACCAAGTATCCCCACCTTGGGGGACGCTAAAGCCAAAGCTCATTGCATCTACATCCCCACGCCTCAAAAGCTCTGCAACATCACGTCCGCGAGAAGTGTTAGGCAGCATACCTTCTACCTTTAGTCCACGATCGTCCTCGCTCAGTGTCATGGTGCGAGCGCGGGTAGATCCTAGTATCTCGCCTGAGTCGTGGTTCCACAAGAACTTTATGTCGTTGCGAGCGTTCAGTGAGCGCTTGAAGGCGCCTTTAGCGATTCGCTCAGTAAAAGGTAGTGGCTCAGATGGGCTGTCAAACAAGGCAGCGTATCCGGCAAAGTGCATACCGTCGCTTTCCTCGCGTATTTCAAACCCAGCTACGTTTACGCGCTGTTCCATCTTCTGCTTCATGTTGCCCTTCAGCTTTTTTTCTTCTTTTTGAATTCTACTTCTACTGGCTTCACAGACTCCACAGGCTCCGTCACAATCTTGACAGGCGCTACTGGGGCTGGCTTCTTTACTTCGGGCTGCTTGTTCGTTGACGGCATCTTTGAGCCGTTTGGTATTAGTGCCATGAGTTTCTCTTTCCGTAGTCATTATTCAAGCCCGTCGTCTTGTAGCTGGACTGAATCCTTGCCTGAGTGGGTGATGTCTGGTAATCCTAGCTTTGCCATTACATCAGAAGGCACAAAGCCAATCTGAATAAGTTGCTGCGCCATCTCTACCTTTTGGTTCATAGCGCTGAGGTCGGCAGCAGCTATGTTGACGTTTGCAAGTGGTACACGAACTGTGTCGGCAGATTCATCTTCAATAGGTCGCAAGTCCTCAAGGGCTCTTACATCATTGATTGAGTAAACGCCAGCCTGCAATAGCGTGCTGTAGGACTGAGTGCGAGAGTTCATGTCGGCACGTAGCAGCCCGTCTAGGCTGATCTTCACAAAGGCAGCTTCTAGACCAGTCTCTTGAGATAGCAGAGTTGACAAAGCACCTTCTAGCTTTTGCGCGATTGGTCTAAGCGTGTGAGTAACAAAGGCTATGTTGTTCTGCTCAACTGAAGCGTAGGTGTTTGTGCCTGGTAGCCCTAGAAGATGTGGTGGGATGTTAAAGGCTCTTGCAACGTCCTCTACTGCCATCCTGCGGCTGTCTAGGAACTGAGCTTGATCGTTAGGCACGTTGGTTGCTTTGTACTGAGCGCCACCTGTAACGATTGCTGTCTTGTGCGCTTTTGACCAACCCTTGTGGCGAGAGTCAAACGCGGTTTGCATATCCTTTGCCTGCTCAGCGCTTAGGTTGCCAGGAACCTCCAAGATGCCTGAAGTCTGTGTGCCTGAACCGAAGAACTTAGCTGCGTAAGCTTCAAGTGCCTTGGCAAGTCCGAGGTTTTCTTTCAGCGCGTCTACGCGAGAGATTCCACGCAAGCTGCCAGGGCGAACTACGTCAGGGATAAAGATTACGTCGTCTGAGCTAAGCATGGTTTCTTCGCCCTTGACGTCAAACATAACTCGACCTAAGCCGTTACGCCTGATCTCTACATCGGTAGGGTTTAGCGTAACTAGGTTTACAATCTTGCCAGCATCGTTGCGGTAGATGCGGATAAAGGTGTTGCCATCTAGAAGCAGCGAGACTATTGCAGAGCCGTAGAAGGCTTCGCGAGTCGTGTCCACGTCTGGCTTTAGTACCCACTCAGGGCGAGGTCTTAGAGGGTACCTTGCACCTTGTGTGCGGATGAAGGCATCCATCGGCAGTGTTGCCAAAGTGTCAGAGATTAGAGAAACCGCAGAAAAGACTGCGTTGATCGTCATTGCCGTTTCAGAGTTTATGACTACTGCTGACAGAGTGGTGGTGTCGTTTATGTCACCGGCCCCCCAGACAGTCTGGAAGTTTATAGATCTTTTCTCAAAGAGGTTGTTCAGCATTACTTACGCTCCAATGCAAGTCCAAAGATGATTGAAGCAATGCCAGCTAGGATAATACCTGCTGGTAGCCATACGATAGCCGCGCCTACTGAAATTAGCACCGCGCCTGAAACTTGTAAAATATTCGCCAACATAACCGCCTATATAAATACTTGTGGCACTACTTCTTCCATTCTACCGACGGTAGCCCTTTCGTAAGCAATGACAGCAGCTACAGCAGCGTCTATCTTACGGTTGCTATTACGGTTCTCCTTGACGATACGAGGGCCAAGGTTGTCTATCTTTAGCGCACAGTTGTCTAGGTGTCGTGCCAACAGGGGGTCACCTGACTGTGTGAACTTTGCTTCCATAACTCCGTCAAAAAACCTTGCGGTTGCTTTCACCATTCGCGCTGCGCTTGTTGACGGAAACTCTACGATTGGCAGTCCTCGTTCTTCTTCTAGGAAAGCCATAGTGCGCTGCCAGCGGTAAGGGTCACACGCTATCTCTCGCACCTTCGGGTGTTCTTGACAAAAGTTGACAATCTCGTTCTCTACGTCTGTGATGTTTACGCGCCATGTGTTGTCGTCGTCTGGTTGCTTTTCCCAAGCTTTGATCAAGAACAGGTGTGGCAGCGTGCCGTCCTTCTCTATGGTGCAACCGACTAGGACGCTTGTGTCGCCACTGAAAGATCCGTCAAAGCCGATGATCAGCTCGTCGTCTGCTGTGATTACTCGCTCGGATTCTAGTTCTTCCCACTTGCCTGACGGCAGCCAGGTCAGGTTGCTAGACACCCACTGGTTGCAGCGCTTGGTACGGAACTCTGCCTCTGGCGTTCTAAGCACGGTGCTTTCAAAGTCTGCAATGTCGTTGATGTCGCCATAGCCGGGGTTTGCGTCTTTCCAAGTCTGCGGCTCTTTATAGTCAGCGTCTGCTTCTGCTTCCCACCAAGCCATGAAGAAGCTAGGATCTTTTACCTCGCCTCGCGCAACCTTCTGCCCGTACTGATAAAGTCCGTAGGCGATTGAGTCCTGCCCTGACTTGTCAGCCTTCTGCCCTGCTGTAGTAATACAGAACATTGTGGCAAGGTCACCTCGCGCTCCCTGGGCTAGTTGCATTACGTCAAAAAGCTCACGTGTGGGCTGAGCGTGAAGCTCATCAAAAATCACCATTGTAGGTGACAGTCCTTCTTTTGTGAAGGCTTCGGCAGACAGAACTCGGTAGACCGAACCAGTAGAAGGTATCTCTATAGCGTCTCGGTAGACCTTTGCCATTTCGAAAAGGTCGGGGTCAGCTTCCAGCATTTTCTTGGCTTCACCGAACACGATGCGAGCTTGATCCTTGTCAGCCGCGCAAGAGTAAACCTCTCCACCTTTAGGGCCTGTCAGCAAAGACCAGAGAGCAATGCCTGAAGCCAGCGCACTCTTGCCGTTCTTTCGAGGGACGCCGATTAGGTTTACACGATGCTTGAAGCCAAAGCCGTTTGAGGCAAACGCCTGAACCAGAAGTTCACGTTGCCATTCACGCAAGCGCAAAGGATCTCCAGCTTTACCACCGACTGAATCTTTTGTCACCACCGCAAAGGCGTCAATGAAATCAGATGCCTTGTGACCGTGAGAAATAGCCAAGGCTTCTTCAGGCGTGGGTGTTAGCCACCTAGGAGGCCAACTGGTCATTGCTTGCCCACTTATCTTGTAGTTGCTCTAGCTTGGATCGGGCTTTGACTTCGGCATAGCCTAGCTTCGTGCGATCTGCTGGCGTTAGTCCGAGCTTGCCCATGTTGTTACTGATCATTACTTCTAAGTCGTGTAGCTGCCTGAACACCCGCCAGTTCTCAGGGTCAGCGTTGGCAAGCTGCATCAGCATCTGCCTGCGGTCGTGCTGCTCGCAAACCATCTGCAAGAAGTGAGTGTCGGTGCGGCTGCTAATCCACAGCTCACCCTTCTCAAAGATTGACTCCCATAGCGTTAGACCTGCTTCGCCTAGTTCGCGTAGTGGTGGCACGTACCCTCCTGGTACAGAGATGGTTGTCAGGGCATCGGGAAGCTTGCGCTGTCCGGGATTGCCTAGCAGTCTCTTTTGCTCGATTGGTTTCGGTGGTCTACCCATGTAAATCAGGCTACCATAAAACTTTGGTTTCGCAGAAAGATACACAACAG